AACAGAATTATCTGGAGCAGCTTTTGAAGAGTATCAAAAGAATCCTGATGATACGCATAGATTGTTTTACGTTGCGTGTACAAGAACAGAAAACAATTTATACATAATTGAACCACAAACAAGGAAAGCGTATGACATCTAAAGATATCTTTAAAGGCACAACATATAATTCATTAGAAGAACAGGTAGGCGGAAAGCACTATCGCTCGATGAAGATTCAACCTGCAGAGTTTATAAACGAAAACAAATTGCTTTTTGCAGAGGGCAATGCTATAAAATATATCTGTCGACATCAGTCGAAAGGAAAAGAGCAAGATATAAAGAAGGCAATACATTATCTAGAAATGATATTAGAGAGGGACTACTAATGAAAACTATTTACAAGCCACAAACTGAATGGGTTCCACCAGAATCTTTTCCTGATCTATCAAAGTATGATGAGATTGCAATTGACCTAGAGACAAAAGATCCTGATCTAAAAAACACAGGATCTGGTTCTGTTACAGGTAAGGGACACATCGTTGGTATAGCTGTCGCTGTACAAGATTGGTCTGGATATTATCCTATACGTCACGAAGGTGGTGGTAACATGGATCACGGAGCAGTCACAAGGTGGTTACAAGATGTACTAAAAACACCTGCAGATAAGATATTTCACAATGCTATGTACGATGTGTGTTTTTTAAGGGCTGAAAGGTATGAAATACAAGGTCGTATAGTAGATACCATGATTGCTGGCTCTCTCGTGGACGAGAATCGCTTTCGATATGATTTAGGTAGTTTGGGTCGGGATTACGTCGGAATCGGCAAAAATGAGGGTGTTTTGAAGGAAACTGCAGAGCATTGGGGTATCGATGCTAAGTCTGAAATGTATAAACTGCCTGCAATGTACGTTGGTGAATATGCAGAGCAAGACGCTGTGTTGACACTAAATTTATGGCAAGAGATGAAGAAAGAAATTAAATCCCAAGACATCGAAAACATATTTAATTTAGAGACTGAACTATTTCCTTGCCTCGTTGATATGAGATTCTTAGGAGTTCGAGTAGATTTAGAAGCAGCTCACAAACTAAAACAAGAATTAGTATCAGAAGAAAAAAAATGTTTAGAAAAAGTATGGAAAGAAACAGGAGTAGACGTTCAAATATGGGCTGCAAGATCAATTGAAAAGGTTTTCCAAAATCAGAAACTACCTTACGAAAAAACTGCCAAGACTGAAGCACCATCATTTACTAAAAACTTTTTACAAAATCATTCTAACGAATTAGTTAAACTTATTGCACGTGCAAGAGAAATTAACAAAGCACATACAACCTTTATTGATACCATACTGAAACATGAACACAACGGTAGAATACATGCAGAGATAAATCAAATTAGATCTGACCAGGGTGGTACAGTAACAGGACGATTTAGTTATGCTAATCCAAACTTACAGCAGATACCTGCAAGAAACAAAGACCTTGGACCACGGATCAGGAGTTTGTTTATACCTGAAGAAGGTACTACGTGGGGTTGCTTTGACTACTCACAACAAGAGCCAAGACTTGTTACACACTATGCAGCTCTCGATGGTTTGTATAAAGTAAGTGAAGTATTAGATGCATACAACGAAGGTGAAGCAGACTTTCACCAGATCGTAGCTGACATGGCCAACATACCAAGATCACAGGCTAAAACAATTAACCTTGGTTTGTTTTATGGTATGGGTAAAAATAAATTACAAGCTGAACTTGGTATATCAAAAGAAGATGCTGAAGATTTATTTAGAACGTACCATGACAAAGTCCCTTTTGTAAAAATGTTAATGGAAAGTGTATCACGAAGAGCACAGGACAGAGGATATGTGAGAACTTTACTTGGACGTAGATGCAGGTTTCCTTTGTGGGAGCCTAATCAGTTCGGGATTCATAAACCATTGAAGCATGAAGAAGCACTCTTGGAACACGGACCAGGGATCAGAAGAGCATTTACATACAAAGCTTTAAACAAACT